CTGCCCTGGCACAAAAGACACCACAAGGTGCTACCTATGACGCACAAATCCTGCGTGTCACCGACGGTGACACCGTTGTTATTGCCGCACCATTCTTACCAGCACCGTTTAAGCCCGAGCTGGCTATTCGTGTGTTCGGTGTAGATACTCCTGAAAAAGGATTCCGCGCCCAGTGTCCAAGTGAAGCACAACGTGGAGAGGCAGCAAGTGCGTTTACTAAAAATGCTATCAGTCAAGCAGCCGCAAGTGGCGGCAAATTCCAAGTTACCATGTACGGCTGGGACAAGTTTGGTGGTCGTGTCTTAGGTGACATTTTGGTCAACGGACAGAGTCTACGAGCCGCTCTAATTGCCAACGGTTTTGCCCGTGAATACTACGGTGAAGCAAAACAAAGTTGGTGCAACTAACCCACCTTAGGGCCGTTGTCGCAACGGTTAGGGCTTAGGCCCAGGCGTCCGAGTAGTACCCGTAAGGTACCGGCGTAATTACACTGCTGGGCCATAATAAACTCAGTGCCGTATAAAGTAAGCGGCAACTAAATATATCATGAGAGCAAAACAGTTCACCAATGCCGGAGAAAGTAAGAAAAGATTCGTAGAGATGTACTCTAAGTTTCTACCACTTGCTATGCACTACCTTCAGCTAGAACGTTTGCCTAAGATAGTATTTCAAAAGCATATTAAATCTACAGGACAGCCAACATTTGGTATGTATGTTAACGGAGAACATACATTATATGTGGCATTAACTAACCGTCATCCTAATGATATTTTAAGAACTATTGCACACGAACTACAGCACTTTAAACAAGATACAGAACACAAGTTACACGACGAGAGCGGAACAACAGGTAGTCCAGAAGAAAATGAGGCAAATGCAATGGCAGGTATTGTCATGCGACACTTTAATAAAAAATATCCAGAATACCTAAGCGATAGGCCTGTTATAGCAGAATCAAAACACAAATAAGAAAAGCCCCCGAAGGGGCTTTTCCATTTCTACTATAATATATTTTTAGGCTACGCCACTAATAATTTTTTTAATAATATAATATTTATTTCTTAGTACCGGCATTGACAAATGAATACATTTTCTCTGCTGTTTCCAACACTTTGTCAAGACCTGGAAACTCTGGCATACCAACTGTAGTAACAAGTTGACCAGTCTTTTCGTCACGTTTTGCGCTCATTTCCCAGCCATGAAATTTAGTACTGTGCTCGGCTTGTACCAAATCCTTAGCCATTGCTAAGATATCTGTACGGATCTCATAACCATTCTTGTTGAATTTAACTTCTGGCAATTTTGGGGTTTCGAATTTTGTTGACATATTATTCTCCTTATGTGTGTTAATGTCTATGTGTAAGCAGCACTATTACTGCCTATGTATTTATTATACATACATCTAGTGTGTATGTAAACTGATATGAACAATTTAAGTAAACTTTTTTAATCTTTCTTTTATAAGTTTAACAACCTGATCACTAAGAACAACTTCGTAATGGTTGTAGTCTACTTCTACAAGTTCCATGTCGCCGTGATGCTTTTGACTGGCAATAGTAACTACACCGTCATTAGGCTCGTGCATAAAAGGACTTTGTCCTTTGACTGTTACAATATTGGTCCAAGGATGTTGAATCTTAATCTTGTCAGACTGCTTCATTACCCAACTGCTAGGACCAATGTCACGCATTAGTCTGCTGAATGGTAGGAAATACTTGGCATAGTCAGCTACCTCTGCTCCACCATAGGGTGTGCTTAAAGTAACAGCACCTTTGACCTGTTTGGACATGGCATTGGCCAGATGTAAACTATAAATGCCGCCTAGACTATGAGCAATAAACACTATGTCGGTATATCCGCTTAGTGTAGACTCCATGTCTTTTAAGTTATTTTCAAACCCGTTACGACTGTCGTAGTTAATATCTACGCCCGTTCCTATTTTACTCTTAATATAGTTGAAACTTTCGCTGGTGGCATTGGCACCATGTATATATACTAATTTCATGCTGATATTTATCAGCTTAGAACCAGCCGCTAAATTCAGAGTTAATGTTTATTGGATGAACTTCCCATCCATCCTGTTTCCAACGTAGCAACATCAGTACAGTATCAATAATGTTCATAGTAATTCTTGGCTTATGTAAGATAACACTAGTGCTCCTACAGCAACTAGTTGAATAACAAATAGTTCCATGGTCAGCTAGCCATTAATTCTTTAGCTTCTTTATGCATACCTGCACGAGCCAGGGCCGTAGCTGCCTTGGCTTTGCCCATTTCTTGGAAAAAATCGTAGAGTGCGTTGATAATGTTTTTCATAAGTAAGATTCCTTTTGAGAATTGAATTGTCGGATGTAGTTTTCCAACTGTGCGGCATCGGTAATGCCTTTGGTGCTTAGATATGCATCTAAGCGGCTTTGATAACTGCTACCTGGAAACATTTCGGATAAACGTTCTAAGATAGACAGCATTTTGTCTGATAAAAATTGCATTTTATTTTCCTGTATATGTGTTATATTAGTAGAAACCATATTAGTGTTTCTACTGAGTATTTAGTATAACAGATGTTGCATCGCAACAAAAGACTTTTTCTAGTGAGCAAATACTAACTTTTACTTTTCCAAAATATTTGTTATACTAAAACATCGCTAAATAATGCAAAGGATACTATCTTGAAACGAGCCACACGTAGTCTGTTAGAAGAACTTAACACCATTTCTGAAAAGAAACACGGAGAAGCTATCATTGAGAGTAGAGCAACTCATGTAATCGATAGTGCTATTAATCTTTTAAGACTTATCAAAGAAAATTATAACCCAGAAGAAGCGTACGAGCTAGAGCGTCGGTTAATTAACAGTATCAAAGGCGGTGATTCTGCTAAATTTGTGCGTAGTATACGCAGATTACGCGATAATAAAGAAACTGCCAAAGGCCTTAAGCTAATCGAAGGCGATCTTAAAGACGACGAATAATCACCCCATTTGAGCATATTTTTTCCAAAAGACATAAATATTATTACAAAATACTCCGGAGCGGGGTAGTCATATAAGATCAAGGAGAAAAATTATGGCAGGTATTACAAAAGTTCACGGCACAGTAGTTGCCCCAAGTCAACGTGCAAGCACAATCACATTCTTTCAAATCGACACTGGTGTTGATTTAACAGCTAGCGTTGGTGTTGTTGGCGGTGCGTTTGAGAAAATGGTTCAAGTTTGCTCTAACTTTGCTACAGTAGCAATGATTGGTACACTAAACAACACAGGCGGTACAGGTCAAGGTCTACGTATTGCTATCGAAGACACTGGTGCTGATTCTTTCAGCGCATCCGGTCTAGGTAAAGGTTCTGCTAGCGATAGCACAACTTATGCTACTACAGCATTGGCTCTTCAGGCAGCTATCCAAGCATTAGGTGCTACAGCTGGTTCTGACAGCAAAGACCTAACAGGCGCAGCAGTAACATTGTTCGCACTATAATCTTTAACGAGATTTAAGAGTAAGGGAGTTTTTTAACTCCCTTTTCTTTTGGCTATAAATAGATTATATAGGTAGTTTATGGAAAGCATAGAGATTCAAACATTAGTCGACATTACTAACACTCGTGTTAATAGACCCAATCAAGGCACACAACTTGCCTACGATCAAAATAGGAATTTTGTTACACTGATGCAATGTATTGAATTACGTAGTATTGTTTCGTATGATAATCCTCCTACAGTTGAAGAAGTAGATATTAAAGGTCTAGGATTTGGTACAGAATACAAAGGAAAGCATCGTGTATGGACATTTGTTATCATACCAGATCGCACAGGTGTGTATATAGGTAACGATGGAGATTCTGTTAGTGGACTAGTTGACGATGTTGATGCTGTTCCGTTTATTAAAAATTTGTCAGAATCCATAAATATAGACAGGGCGATCTTCGACTGCAAGAATCTGTCCACTAAGAATACAATCATCAAGGCACACAAAGGCATAATTTAAGGCAACCGGTTAGTTTTACACAACACTAGGAGAAAGAATATGTCCGCACAGGGCCCGATTGATATCGAAAAAGAAAATTTAGAAGCACACGTAGATCTATGTGCTCAGAGATACGAAAGTCTAGACCAAAGACTTACTAAAATTGAAAGTAAGTTCGGAGAGCTACAAAAGCTAATCGAAGCAGGTCAGAATAGTATGATTAAAGTAGTCATTGGAACCGCCGGCACAGTAGTAACTGGTGTACTCAGTGTACTGTTTGTCCTACTAACCAAGAGATGATATGAAAATATTTGAATTATTCGAACAAACGATTGCTCCTACTCCTCCAGGACAACCTCCTGCACAACCTGCAACAGGTGCTCCCGCTGCTGCAAATACTGCTACTGGTGCAACACTAGGCAATCAAACACCGGTTGCAGGACAGGCTCCTGCACCAAACCCTAATACTCCGCAAGTTGGTCAACCGATGGGTGGTACAAATCCACAACAGGTACAGCAAATTCAACAAGGCATGAATACTACAATGACTGACTTAGATAAGATCGCGGCACAGATCGTAGGTCTTAAACAAAAACAACAACAGATGCAACAGCAACTGAAACCAGCATGAAAATACATCAATTAATATCTGGCCCAGAAATTGCTGTGACTAACGAAGAACAGCATTTCATGGATAGACACGAAGATAGAGTTAAACTAACATCGTTAGATGATCACGATCAATGGCTAGCACAGAGTCTTGTTCGAAGAGGTGTTTATAAAGTTGCTGAAGATAATGTTACATTGGTTAAAAACGTAAATGAAAAATATTCCAGATGATCTTTACAAGAAAATTGTAAAACTTTCTGATGCGGTTAAAAAAGACCTGCTAAAGAAAGGTGTAGTTGTTCCTGTGAAAAACAAGAACGGATCTATCAATGTGGGCAGTTATAAGATTGTAAAAACTAACGAAGGGTACTATAATATTCTAAGTAGAGCTGGAGATATAATTGTTAATCAGATTAACTTACCACAGACTGCCGCTGTAGTAGCAAACGGGTTAGCACTTGGTAAGTTTAAAGATGATAATTTAATAGATTCCGATAGACGCTACGGATTCGCGTTATTTGACGAAACATTACATGCCCGATCACTTGAGAACAGTAACAAGAAACCATTAGAATACTTTGATCTAATGCTTACAAAAAGCCTTATAGCTAAAGCTAAAAAGGAAAAATACAAGCAAGACGTTATCAAAAGTTTTGAAAAACTGATTAAACTCGTATAAATAACATTAACCACTTTTTTGGAACCAACAATGAAGACATTAGATTTTAATAAGCCTATCACTAGCAAAGAATTGAAAGAGAATATCGTTAAGCAATTCGGTGCAAATGTTAACTTAGAAAAGTATGACCGTGAGCAGTTAGAAGACATGCGTAACAAACTACGCACTCGTGTTTTCCAACAAGAGGGTGTTAAAGGTTTTAACGAACTTCTACAGAACGAAGCGTACCAAAAAGACAAAGCAATGTTAGAGTTGCTCAACACAAGGATTAAAGAAATGCTAGGCGAACAAATGCAAAAACTACGTGATCGTATGGATCAACTAAGCGAGGCCAAAAAAGGTACTCGTCCACCAAAGACAAAGATTGCTGCTAAAGGCAGTAAGCCTGATTTCCTTGACATGGATAAAGACGGCGACAAGAAAGAGCCAATGAAAAAGGCTGTTACTGATAAGAAAGCAGGTCCTAAGAAAGGTGTAAACCCATTTGCTAAAGTTAAGGAAGGCGCCAAGCCTGACTTCCTAGACATGGATAAAGATGGCAACAAAGAAGAGCCAATGAAGAAAGCCGTTAAAGACAAAAAGGTCAAAGAAGGTTTTCCAACTGTTGACGATGCTAAGAAAGCAGCCGCTGGCACAGCCGGTATGAAGGCAGGCGAAAAGAAAAAGTCTAGCACAGGCGGTACTATTGAAAAGACTGCTACAGGCTTAAAGCACACAGCTGGTAAGAACTACGGTGGACAAGATGCTCCTAAGACTCCTGACAGCGATAAGAAAGCTAAGAAGTCTATGAAAGAAAGCCAATTCAAACACAATGTTAAGTTTGTAAATGAGAGCTTACAGTTCTTGTTGAACGAAGACGAAGAAGGTAAGGCTAAAGCTATTACCGCTGCTGGCGATATGGTTAATGACTTCACTAGCTGGATGCAACGTGTTGGTCAATACCAGACGAAGTCTATGATTGAATTAGCAGATGCTATTCGTGCAGACTTTGGTGCTCAAGAAGCTGAACAATTTAAACAATCTGTTGGTCCAGCATTGAGCCAGACATTAGAAACATTAACACAACAACGTGAACTAATCAGTAACGCTGTTGCTGTTCTAGCAGGCGGTGCAGCCCCAGAAGAACCAATGGGCATGGAACCAGACATGGGTGCTCCAATGGAACCAGGTATGGAGCCAGCAGGCGGCGATGCTATGAATCCAATGCCAGCAGGCGACGAGTTTGGTGCAGCCGACGCAGCCGCAGGTGGTCCAGAGGCAGCAGGTCGTGCAATGCGTGAAAGCAAAGAACAACGCCGTGCTCGTAAGCTAGCTGAAAGCCACAGCATTATGTCTAAACTAGCAAAATGAGATTATTTGAAGTAGACCAGGGAAGTGCTAGAGATGTTCTAGCAGTTCTCCAAGGACTAGCAGACAAGGAAGGACAGACATCTGAACTTCCTTTTCCAGTTGTGCTAAACATTCTACGTCCATTTAGTTTAGGTATCAGTACTCCAGACGGATTAATTGCATTGAAGAATTCGGTTGATCCACAAGGTGATGTGTTTGATGTCAGCGACGATGGAAAAGGTACCGTTATCCTTAACACCAAAGTAAAAGACGGAAACCCAACTCAGGGTCAAGAGCCCGGTAAAGCAGCAGGTCCTAGCGTGGATGCAATGGCTGCAAGTAATACCGATTTAACGCCAAATCTTTGACATTCTTAGAATAGATAGTTATAATTAAGTTTATGACTATCTATACTCCTCCTCCGTTCATAGAACGATTCCAATATAAAAACTGTGTACAGGTCAATGACCCTGTTACTCGTAAACGTGTTTACCGAACTCCTGACGGAGAAAGCCTTCCTTCTGTAACAACTATCCTTGGCGCCACTAAAGATCAAACACATTTGATTGAATGGCGAAAACGAGTAGGCGAAGCCAATGCCGCACAAATTACCAAAGAAGCATCTGGTGTGGGTACAGCAATGCACGCCAACTTAGAACGTTTCTTAATTGGCGAACAGCGCCAGCCTGGCAATAATCCAGTGCATGTACAAGCTAACAAAATGGCCGATGTAATTATTGAAAACGGTCTTAGCAAAATGAACGAAGTGTGGGCTATGGAACAGTCATTGTACTTTCCAGGACTGTACAGCGGTACTACAGACTTAGTGGGTGTGTTTGAAGGCGAGCCAGCAGTTTGCGATCATAAGCAAACAAATAAGCCTAAAAAAGCAGAGTGGGTAGAAGATTACTATATACAGTTAGTTGCTTATATTTTAGCACACAACGAAGTATACAAAACTGATATCCGCAGAGGTGTTATTTTTATGTGTTCTAGGGATCTACAGTATCAACAGTTTGATCTTAACAAAGATAACTTCAACAAATACGAAGATATGTGGTTAAGCAAGGTTGAAGAATACTACACTACAGGCATGCAAGGCTTGAAGCAACTCCTAACACAGTAAGATAAATATCCCATATAGAGGATATTTTCATGGCTGTTATTGAGATTGCAAAAATTCAGGTACGTAGAGGCAGGGAGAATGTCACCGGTGTTCCACAACTAGATCCCGGTGAATTCGGATGGGCTGAAGATACCCAGCATCTCTATATCGGCAAGCGTATTAGCGAAGGTGCTGTTAATGATGATAACACACGTATTTTAACAGACAGCGATCTGCAGAATATTTTTGAGTTAATTGGATTTGGCGGATCCGGTTCTTCTGCAAGTACAAGTTCTTATCGTTATAGAGATTTAGTACCTTTTCCAGATCTAGAATCCACTACCACAAGTGTTGCCCGTAAGCTAGATAACTTTGTTAGTTTATCAGATTTTAGTGATTTTACATTAATAGGCGATATCACAGACGTACTACAAAGAGCCGTCACTAACTTGTATGCCAATACTGCATTAGGTCAGGATGCTGTTCGTCCTCTTAAAATTCCAGCAGGAAATTATGCCATCTCGGGAGTAATCGATCTTCCTCCACATGCAACACTAATTGGAGATGGACCGGGTATTACAACATTGTACCTAACCAGTGCAGGTGCAAACATGTTTAGAACAGTAGATGCATTGGGCAATAATTATAGCGGCTCTATGCAAAATGATGGAGATGCAAGCCAATACGTTCATTTGTCTGATATGACAATTGCATATGGTTTGAATAATATCGACAACACTCCGTTGGTGTCTTTAGACAATACAGAAAATTCTGTTATTGATAATGTACAGTTTACAACTTTAGGAGCAGCATTAAATACGTCTACCTTTGTTAGCACAGGTACAGCAGTTACAATGAGAAACTCGATTGGTGTAGATGAAAGTACAGTTGCTACTAAAAATATTCAAATTAAAAATTGTCAATTCACAAATATGAAGTCGGGAGTAACTGGTCTTGGATTGGTTAGTAGACCTGTTATTGAAAATAATGTGTTTATGAATCTTAACGAAGGTGTTGTACTAACCAGCGTATCTACAACTACACCTGTTCCTATCAACACATTGGTCACTAAAAATAAATTTAATTTTATTAGACAAAGTGCTATCAATGTAACTACAAGCACTAGTCGTAGTAACCTTATTAGTTCTGACAATGTCTATTATTATGTAGGTAACCGAAGTGCAATACCTGATCAAAATGTTACAACATCAACACATCCTGTTTTAACATTTAACTCTGAAGGTAATATTTCTTCAAACGATTATTTTAATCGTACAGCTATTGCCAATATCAACCCTAATTTTTATTACAATCCTCTTGCAAATAAGAATGTTAAGATTTCAAGTAATAACACATATAATGTCACTATACCACCAAGTGCAAACGATTTCGATTGCATTAAGATTCCTTTGACAGGAAGCGATCAATTAGGTATAATTGAATATCAGTTATCTAACGATGACATGAGTAGAAAAGGAACGCTGACATTGAATATCTCTCCAGACGGGTTTGCATCTGTAAGTGACTACTATAACTATTCCGAAGTAGTTGAAGGCTCTTCAGAGCAATTTATATTTTCAACCGGCCTAACTCATTCTCCCTATGGTGTCAGTTCTGGTACTAACAGTTTAAATTATATTACTGTAACATGCTCGAACTTTTCTGCACTTTCCGCAAAATTAGAATTTAATATAGACCTTACAGTTTAATGTTTGAAAAATCAGTTGAAGACAGGTTGTCCGCCTGGGCCAAACTTCGTGCCGAAGTAGATCAAAGTGAAGATCCATTATCCATTGCATGGGAGTTCTGGCAACGGTCCCCATACATTCCGTATAATCATAACATAGAGCCATACAATCCTAAAAGTTGGCCAACTCCATGGGATATCATTGTAGAAAATAGATACGACGATTTTACCAGGAGTTTGATGATAGCATGGACATTAAAATACACAGAACGGTATAAGAATTCTAAAATAGAAATCAAAACACTTGTAAATGATCGTAAAGACTGTTATTATAATGTAGTGTGTGTTGATGACCGCTGGGCCATTAACTATAATGATAATGGTCCAGTTTCTGTAGAAAATATTCCTGAGACGTTTTACCTAGAAAATCTAATCGAAGTAGAAACGCCGCGGTAAATATCAGTCCAAGCACACTAAAGAAGGTATAAAAATAATATGATTACAGTTGTCAAGCGCAACGGAGAGCGTGTTCCTCTCGACATTTCTAAGATACAGAGACAAGTTGCCCATGCTTGCAGAGGAATTGATGGCGTTAGCCCATCAATGGTAGAAATTAAAGCACAGATAGAATTACATGACGGCATGTCAACACAAACTATAGACGAGTTACTACTCAAGGCTATGGTTAACTTAATTGACGAAACAGAAAACCCAGAAATTAATAATGTTAACTATCAATACGTAGCGGGTCGACAACGTGTCAGTATGCTACGTAAAGAAGTATACGGTGAATACGATCCTCCTAAACTATTCGACATTGTTAAAAAGAATGTCAATGAAGGAATGTACACAAGTGAATTATTAGAATGGTATTCTGAAGACGAGTGGAACATTATTGATTTGTTTATTGACCACAGTAAGGACGAAGAATATACCTTTGCCGCTATTGCACAGTTAGCAGAAAAATATCTTGTACAAAATCGTGCCAATGGAAAAATCTATGAAACACCGCAGGTACGTTATGCAGTAGCAGCCGCAACAGCCTTTCATAACGAATCCAAAGAAACAAGATTAAAGTTAGTAAAGGAATACTATGAATGCGCTTCAGATGGTCATTTCACTCTTGCTACCCCTGTGTTGGCTGGCCTCGGCACTACTACAAAACAGTTTTCTTCTTGCGTTCTCATTTCTAGCGACGATACTTTGGATAGCATTTTTGCCGCCGGGGAAATGATGGCCAAATATGCCTCAAAACGAGCCGGAATTGGCTTGGAAATTGGCAGAATTAGACCATTAGGAGCTCCAATTCGACGTGGAGAAATCAAGCATACGGGTATGATACCATTCTTGAAGAAATGGTTCGCAGATTTGCGTTCATGCTCGCAAGGCGGCATACGCAATGCTAGCTGTACAGTTACATATCCTATTTGGCATTATCAATTTGAAGACCTTATTGTTCTTAAGAACAATCAAGGAACAGAAGAAGTTCGTGTACGACAGATGGACTATTCTGTAGTTATTAGCAAGATGTTTTGGAATCGTTATAAGCAAGGTGGCAACATTACATTATTCGATCCAGCAGAAGTTCCTGATCTATACGAAGCCTATTACAGAGACAGTGATGAGTTTGAAAAGTTATATCTAAACTATGAAAAACACCCAACGGTTAAAAAGAAAGTCATTTCCGCCGAAGACCTCATTAAGAACGGCATACTTAAAGAGCGTACAGATACTGGACGCATCTACCTTGTCAACATTGACAACGTCATCAAGCAAGGTCCGTTCGATACAACTCTTGACCCGATATATCAATCAAATCTCTGCCAAGAAATTCTCTTGCCCACCCGACCTTTTCAACGCATTGAAGACGAGGCGGGCAGAATTGCACTTTGCACTCTTGGTTCAATAAATTGGGGAGCCTTCCGTAACCCACAAGAAATGCGTAAGGCATGCCGTGTGTTGGTACGTAGCTTGAGCAACCTATTAAGCTATCAAGACTTCCTGTCAGTCCAGAGTCGATTGGCTAACTTAGACTTTGAGCCATTGGGCGTTGGTATTACTAACCTAGCTTACTGGCATGCACGTAAGAGTTTCAAATATGGAAGTCCAGAAGCATTAGCAGAAGTTAAGCGTTGGATGGAACATCAAGCATTCTATCTAACTGAAACATCAGTTGAGCTTGCACAAGAACGTGGCGCATGTAAGCGTAGTGAATTTACATTCTACGGCAAAGGAGTATTTCCTTGGGAACGCCGTAATCCAGGAGTTAATGAATTAACAGACTTTACTCCTAGCCTAGATTGGGAACCGCTACGTGAGCGTATGAAAAAGTACGGTATTAGAAATGCTACACTAATGGCAGTTGCTCCAGTAGAGTCCAGCTCAGTTGTTCTAAACTCCACCAACGGAATTGAAATGCCGATGGAAATGATTTCTGTTAAGGAATCAAAGGCTGGATCGTTTGTACAGGTAGTACCAGAGTACAAACGACTAAAGAATCGTTATCAGTTGATGTGGGATCAAACTGACTGTGTTGACTATTTGAAGACCAGTGCTGTACTTGCCGCATACATTGATCAAAGTTTGTCTACTAATACATTCTATAATCCTGCACACTTTGCCGGTGGTAAAGTCCCTGGAACATTAATTGCAAAGAACTTAATGCTTGCATACAAATGGGGATTGAAAACAATTTATTATAGTTTGATTAACAAAGTTGGTGCAAAGGCAGATGTTACCAATACTAATTTTGTTTCTCCTATTGCAATCAACGCCGCAGATAATGTAGTATTGTATGACGATGATTGCGAGGCATGTAAATTATGATTGATAACAGTATTGCAGATAAAGTTCAAATTATTAGCAAAAACGTTGATGAAATAAATCAACTCATAGCCGAACTTTATACACAAGATGTTGAGGTTAGGATAGCATACAAAGATTCAAGTAAGGGGGAGCCGCCGAGGATTGATTTATGGCGTGCTACCGAACATGTTGATTATTTAAAACAGGACACAGACAATGAGTAAAGCACAATATAACCTATCAAAACAAACAAACTACCTTAAGCGTGTAATGTTTCTAGACCCAGCAGGTCCTGTTACAGTACAACGTTTTGAGGAAGTTAAGTATCCTAAGATTGCCAAGTATGAAGAACTTGCACGTGGTTTCTTTTGGGTACCTGAAGAAATTAGTCTTACTAAAGACAAAATGGATCACAAAGATGCCAGCGATGCCGTCAAGCATATCTTTACCAGTAACTTGTTGCGCCAGACTGCATTAGACTCTATTCAAGGTCGTGCTCCTAACCAAGTGTTCAGTCCTGTTATCAGTATCCCCGAACTTGAAGCATTAGTAAGCAACTGGAGTTTCTTTGAAACTAATATTCACAGCAAGTCTTATTCACATATTATCAGGAATGTATATGGAGTACCTAAAGAAGAATTTAACAAGATTCACGACACAGCTGAAATTGTTGGCATGGCTGCTAACATTGGTCGTTACTATGAGGACTTGCATATTCTTAATTGCCGTAAAGAGCTCGGCGAAGAGATTGAAACTATGGTTCACAAGCGAGCAATCTGGCTCGCCTTACATGCTAGTTATGCACTTGAAGCACTACGATTTATGGTAAGTTTTGCCACAAGTCTGGCTATGGTAGAAAATAAGATCTATATTGGCAACGGTAACATTATTAGTTTGATTCTACAAGACGAACTGTTACACGCTGAATGGACCGCTTGGTTAATTAATCAAGTGACAAAGGACGATGCAGATTTCTTACAACTTGAAAAAGAATGTGAAGAAGAAGTATATGCCATGTACATGGAAGTTATCCAAGAAGAAAAAGATTGGGCTACGTATCTATTCAAGTTAGGTCCAGTCATTGGTCTTAATGCCGCTATCCTTTCTGACTTTGTTGATTACACAGCATTTACACGTTTGAAGGAAATTGGTATTAAGTACCTAGGTGAACATCCTAAGGCCAGTCCTATCCCTTGGTTCAACAAGCACGTTAACATCAACAAGAAACAAACAGCATTACAAGAAAACGAAAGTACTAACTATGTTATTGGCGTTATGTCAGACGCAGTTAGCTACGATGAATTACCAGATCTATAAGGAAAATAAAAATGAAAGCGATTATTTGGTCTAAGTACAATTGCCCTTATTGCGACCAAGCAAAGGCATTACTTAAAATGAAAGGCGTTGCCTTTGAAGAAAAGAAAATTGGTGACGGATATACTAAAGAAGAATTACTTGAAGCGGTTCCAACAGCTCGTACAGTTCCGCAAATCTTTTTAGGTGAACAACTTATCGGTGGCTTTACAGAATTAAAAGCACATTTTGATAAAGAACAGTGGGCGCAAGAAGCAGGCGGCCAATAATGGAAGAACCTGAAGATCAGTTACCTGATGATATTATTATTGATATTCCAGAGATAGACATGTCTTCCGCAAATTATACAATAGACATGTCTTCCGTTGGGTATAACTACGGAACCGTTACAATTTCATCAACTGCATCAAGTGGCTCTTTTCTTACCAGTACTGGATTAAACGGAACTAGTTGGTCAACAGTAGGGACAAGTTATAGTCAACCGTCATTAAAGGTCACAGGCGATGCAGACTTCGACGGTGATGTTAAGGTACAAGGTCATAGCATCGTAAAACTTTTAAAAAGTATTGAAGATAGACTTGCTATCTTACAGGAACCGACTCCTGAAAAACTAGAGAAGTATGCTGCTCTTAAGAAAGCATACGAACATTACAAAACATTAGAACGATTAATAGGTGATGAATAATGACTAAACGAATTTTAATAATGGGCTTACCAGGAGCTGGCAAAACATATCTAGCACAGCATCTACTAGATCATTTACAAGCAGAACGCAAACGTGTGTATTGGTTAAATGCCGACGATGTACGTAAAAAATACAATGACTGGGATTTTACAGAAGCAGGACGTATCCGTCAGAGTTTACGTATGCGTGAACTAGCAGATGCTCAAACAGATATGGATTATGTTATCTGCGACTTTGTTGCTCCATTAGTTGAAATGCGTAATAACTTTAAAGCAGATTGGACTGTGTGGGTTGATACCATTGACAAAGGTAGATACGAAGATACTAACAAAGCCTTTATTCCTCCAGAAGTATATGACTTTAGAATTACTGAACAAAACGCTGAAAAGTGGGGAGAGTTTATTGCCGCGCATATCATTGATAACCGCCGCCGTCCTGTGTTTGATTGGCAAAAAGAAACAGTACAGATGTTAGGACGCTGGCAACCGTGGCATGCTGGGCATCGTGCGCTGTTTGAACGTGCTATCGCTAAGACTGGACAAGTTGTAATTCAGATCCGCGACTGTCAAGGCTGGCAAGGATCTAACCCATTTGAAATTGAAAAAGTTAAATCATTTATCAAACGTGATTTAGACATGGTGTATCAAGGTCAATACGAAATTCAGGTTGTACCAAATATTGTAAACATTACCTATGGTAGAGATGTTGGTTACAAAATTGAACAAGAAACATTCGACAAATCAATTACAGATATTAGTGCTACTAACATTAGAAAATCACTAGGGCTGAAATAAATGAGCGACAATGGCAAAAGTAATATTGCCAAAGGTCGCACGAGCTATGATCTAGAAGTAGGCGGCATGATTGTGCCGTTCTTCAACAAAAATGTTACACCGTATCCTACTGAAGCAGGAGGTGTAAAATTTGATTTAGTTCCTGTTGAAAAACAAAAAGACGTAATGCTAAATGTTGCTAGGCTTCATGCACAGCAAGAATACGATCGTATAATGGAAATGGTAAATGTATTACAAAAACAAGCCAACCAAATTAAACGAAGATTAGAAATTACAGATGCGGTACATGCCGCCAAGTATCAATTTCAAGTGTCGCATGGTCAGATTTATTGGCTGGCGTTTGATACAAGGCATAAATGTACTATACTGGTGCGACACGGACCTAACGAATGGTCAACTGGCGCTCCAGAAAATTATGAATATATAGCCAGGGTAAAATACCTAGGCGACTATAGTTGGCAAGAAATAGACGAACAAGGAAATTATGTTACTTAGTAAACCAATCACACAAGGTTCAGTAGTTAGTTTAAAACTAGTGAACGGAGACGAAATCATTGCACGATACGACGGAGAAGATGACAGCACTATTAAAATTAATAGGCCACTGGCATTAACTATGGGCGCACAAGGACTAGGAATGATTCCTTGGTTGTTCCTTGGTGACACAGAATCCTTTACACTAAAACGCGAGCATGTGTTTGTTATGGTACCTAGCAAGAAGGATGCTGCTGATCAATATATGCAAGGGACTACTGGTATTGCCCTAGCTTAAATAAAGTATTAGGAGATAGAATATGCCATATGTACCAGGCGGAACCAGTCAAGGAAATAGTGGATTAGTAGAAGTTTCTGATGTATATCACAGTCCCAATGTGTTTGCCAACAATGTAGCAATGGCATTGTGGCAAACGCCCGGCGAAAGTGCATCATACGCAGGCGTAAGTGTATCTCCGTCAATACAAATTCCTCAGCAAATTCAAGATGCAATTAACTCAAGCTCAGCAGCCTATGTTGCGTCACAAACTGGTCAACCTAACCAGTATTATAGTGCGACCGCTGCTGAAGGTGGTGTTAAAGGAAACTATGCAGGAACACCCGATGATGCATCAACAGGTACCGGTCTAATTGCAACAGATGCTTCGTTTAGTGACATTGTGCCATGGATGCAAAAAACTTACGAAGAAGCACAGCGAGGCATGTGGAGAGAAACTGGTCAAGGCGGCAAACCAAGCAATCCGAATATTACAGGAATTTGGAAAACGCTTGGCATTGGTACAACAGGTGCATGGACAACTGATCAGACAGCATGGTGTATGGGATTTGTAAATTTTGGTCTTAAAGCCTCTGGTTACAAATATGTACAAACTGCAAGTGCTGCCGCAATTACACAAACTCCAGGAAGGTGGGGAGCAGTTCAGGTTCCAAAAGAACAAGCACAACCGGGAGATATCGCATTCTGGAGTTACCGCCATGTAAACTTTGTCTACGAAAAGAAAGGTGCTGGATTCACATTCTTTGGTGGAAATCAAACACCAAAGGGCGGAAGTAATAATCCAGACGATGGCGATGCTACTATTAGTTACCCAGGAGGTACGCCTGCTTCTAATTCAAATTGGGTAAGTTGCTGGCGTCCAAGTAAGACTTGACAAAACCAAAAAACGCTGTTATACTATAAGCAAGGAGATAGCAAATGGCAAATGAATTAGCAAAATACCTAAACTCTCGTCGTCGTCAAAAGGACGAGAATGCAGTCAAGAAGCAACTCAAAATTGCCAAACAGCACAGTATAGGCTTTTATGATAAAAAGGTAAAAGAGCCACATCGCATGGTAAAACATCATGCAATGGATTGTGGTAACCCAGAATGCTATCTTTGCGGTAATCCACGTAAAACACATAAAGATAAACTTACACAACAAGAAAAACGTCTTTTCCAAGATACGGAAAAGATTACAGACAAACACAGTAACGGGTTGAAAAATGACGAAGAAGATATACTATGAAAAAATTGGTAGAAAATATGTTCCAGTCGCTGAGTATGACAGCACCTATTTGGATAGCTTTCCAAAAGGTAATCACTTGGTTATGTGTTATCCCGGAGGCTCTAGTCGTCGGTTCAATATTGATCCTAACTATGCGGCTATGATTGCCGCTGGACGAGTTGCCGAGGATGTTATTAGTAAGGCAGTGGTTAAAGCTAGCGAAATGCGTCCACACAATAAGCCTATTACTGAAAAGCAAAAGAAAGCATGGGAAGCTCTAGCTAAAGCAATGGGAGACGACCGATACTATGTCGAAATTCCCAGTGCAAGGGAAATCGCAGAAGCGGGTGTAAAAGCTATGCAAGAAGAAGCTGATAAACTCATGTTGCATCCTGCGGTTAGAAGATCTTACGAAAACTTCCAGATTGTCTGCAAACTTGTCAACGAAACTGATACTCAAGGCGTTAAATAATATATGCCGGAAGGGGTAAACCTGCGTAGCAAGTTGCCAAGGTGCAAGACCTTGTAAGTTAGGCGGAGACTCCACAAGCCCTTCGGATTCCGTCATTTTTTGGAGATTGCTATGAAAAAAGTTTTAGCCGTATTATTGTTAACATTGTCCACAGTACCAGCAATGGCTCAACATCATCATGGACATTGGCACGGACACGGACATCGCGTACATGGTGGCGGCTGGAATTGGGTAGTTCCTGCTATCATTGGTGGTGCAGTAGTATATGGCGCAACTCGACCCGATCCTGTTATTGTACAACAACCTCCTATTATCGTACAACAGCCACCAATTTATCAATATCCACAAATTGTACAAAATTGTACACCTTGGACAGAAACACAAAATTCAGACGGTACAATTACACGTACACGCACATGTAATCAGTAATTGCAATCTTTGATGATGTTGGTATGCTAAATATTGATATTAGCAGAGAACCAATATGCCAACACCATCATCGGGCCAGATTTCCTTTCAAAATCTACAAAATACATTCGGAACAGGCAGTCCTGTATCCTTTAGCCAATTATATAAGGGCGGAACCTATGTTCCTAACATTACCCCTAATAATGCTATTCCTACGGCTAATGCCATTGCCATAGATGACTTCTATAGTACATGGGGTAGAAAGAGTCTAACATTTACTGTAACAATAGGCTCTATTGCAGGAAAAGGAAAGAAGGGCAAAAAAGGATCGTTATACGGATTTGGTACAGGGTTTGGCTCTATCAGTGCTAGCACATTTTTAACACCGAACGGCCCAATGACTGTACGAGGACTATATTATAGTACAGGCGATGCTAGATGGCATTTAAAGTTGTCACATACAAGTTCTGCTCCTGCAGATACTGATTTATCTTTTAGACAAGTGTCTGTGTCGGGTTACAATATCAACGGTGTTAGATCTGCTAGAACAAGTACTAGCACTTCAGGAAACTCACGCAAATGGGCATGGAATGTAACAAACCCTGCTCACCCAATATCAGGTACAATTACCTGCACAATTCAATACTACGGTTAAAGGAAAACAATGATTCCATTTAAGATGCAAATTCTCAGTTACAATAACGCTGGATCGTATTCAGTAGAATATATTCCAGAGAATGAAAAATGCACTCCTATAAAATTAGATATTCGTATCGATACAGCAACAACAAGTAATCCTGATGAAGTTGTTGAACTTTTAAAACAATCATCGCCTCAGGATTTTTGGGTTAGCGAAATTGGCACTACTGATGTAGATCACGAAGCCTTAAAAAAATTAGTGAATACTGTTCATCGCGTAACCGAAGCAGGAAATTCATTTGTGTCTACAGGATACAGTACTCCCGATCGCGGAGTTAGGAGAGCTCCACGAGCCCAATCTCCTGTACCTGCCGCATTAATTGCTCAAGGAGTTACGGCACCAGGTGTTGAAGGATTCACCCCTAACCAACAAGTTGCGGGTAGGGACGAACAGATGATCATTAAATTAAAAGTTATTATACAACAAGTTATTCAAGAAATGGCGGAAGGTACAGTATGAAATTTACTCCACATGCAGCATTTGGAACAGTTGTTATCTTGGCTCAGGCCAACGCAGGCGATACTCGCGTTGTTCCTATTGCAGAAAACGGATTGGTTAAAACTGGGTGGTATTATTATACACACGGATGTGCAAAAGTTCATGTTATCGAAACAGGCGAACAACTATCAGATAGGAATCCAGGTTGGCTGAATTCAGAACATGCTGGAGCCAGTGCTTCCACAGGCGGCAATTTACAATTAAATTTTCCAGTACCAACTGAGTGGTTATGTATTCCTCACCAGTATAACAAAGATGGTCTTCCAACATTAGAAAGTTTTGTTGTAGAGTCCGGAACAAGTAGAGTAATTGAAAATAATTCTAATATTTTTCTTGTTAGAGGCACATTAACTATTAAAGGTAAAGACTTTGTAGGACCAACACAAATTCGTGTTAGATCTGGAGATACCGAAGCTACAGTCAAAGGTAGTCAAAGCTGTTATGGAGTAAAATTTTTATGAAAACACACGCATGGCAACGTTCTATTGGTGCATGGTTATTTTTTCCTGTACTATATTTTACATTAACATCTACCGCTAGTTTACTGTGGTTGATTCCTGCGTTTGTATTATATCTGACAATTGCATTAACTGTAACAGTCGGATATCATAGATTATTTGTACATAACTCATTTGTATGTTCTAGATTCTGGCATTGGTTTTTTGGACTAGTAGGATGTATTAGTTTAAACTCTGCTCCTGTTCATTGGAGCAGTGTACATATAACACATCATAAATTTGCTGATACCGAAGACGACCCTTACGATCCTGACTGGAGACACTTTTTTAGATTTAAAGATCGAGAAAATGTCAAGGCAACTAAAAATGAATTAAGAATGATGCGTGACAAAATGCATCTTTTCTTCATTGAACATTCTTTTACCCTTAGTGTAGCTTACGGCTTATTAATGTTAGCTTTTGGAGTTAATGCATTCTTGTATTTGTATGCATTACCAACTACACTATATCTAGTAACCAGTGGTTTACATACAATTTTTGCACACGGTAATCCTACAAACATTGAAGGCAGGACCGCAGCCAGAAATATATGGCTATTGGAATTTATTATTCCAATGGGCGGTGAGTGGATTCATAAAGAACATCACGACAAGCCTAAACTAAACAATTGGCACACCAAACCGCACTATTTTGATTTAGGCGGAATTATGATAGGGTTAATAGAAAAACATGATCAATCAACTGCCTGACCTAGAAGCAGAAGATAAACGATATAATTTACATGTAGGAGCAGATGCTCCTACAACTTATAATATTACATTTGTTTATCCTGACTGGACTCCTCCGCCGCCACCTCCTAAGTTGTTAGAGCCGGCGGTATTTAAATCCCACTTAGATATATTAGGTATTAAATTTTGAGAAAATATTATCACCATGCAGGCATGACCCCGATGATGACGTCGCCTGACCACATGTATAATGTATTTGATCGTACAAGATCAATGATTGATATTAAAGACATTGAAGTGATCACTCCAATAGGTAGTGCAGTTGAACCTTTGAGTATTGAAGAACTTTGTCACAATAGTGCTAGTAACATTATTACTCAAGCAGGTTCTAAGAAGTTAGTAGTAACATGGAGCGGAGGAATTGATTCTACTCTGGTGTTAAGTGAGCTTCTAAAAATTGCTCCTAAAGAACAGATTGTTGTAATGATGGATAACAACTCTATACGTGAGTATCCAGAGTTCTACAAAAAATATATAGAAGGGCAGTTAGAAACTAGAGAAATGAGTTTTTACACTGACGATCCTTTGCGTGTAGCACTGAAAGATGGTGTAGTTGTTACAGGACACTTAATGGATCCTGTGTTTGGTGCAAACATTTATCAAGCGTTACCTGAAGATAAATTAAAACAAAGTATTCCAGAATTTCTAAAAAACCTTAACGGATTTTCTCAAGAAAGATATAAAAAATCAATTAATGCATGTCCTAGGCAGCTAGTTGATGTTAAAGATTTGTTCTGGTGGTTAGACTACACATTGAACTACCAAAGCGAACAACTTATGTGGTTGTTAGAAATTGAAGAAATGATCTTAGACAAAAACCTATTTCACTTTGGTGCAGGTAAGGATTGGAATAACTATGCTGTATCAACTCCCGCAGAAGTAAAATGGCAAGGTTACGATTTTAATTACTACAAGATGGAAATTAAAAAGCATATTCAGAAGTTTACAGGCGATGAAAACTACACAAAGAATAAGATAAAAATGCCATCATGGAGACATTATAGGACAGATGAACAGAGGTTCAGAGACAAAGCAGTTTGGATAACTACAGACTGGAAACGCGGTTGGTTGAGTTAATTGAGAGATAAAAATGGCATTAAAATTACAATGTGAACCAGTACTACTAGTTAAACCAGAAATGGAACCTATGCTCATCGATCACTACGAAGAGTTGACGATGCACAAGGATAAAATTAAGTTAGCACCCGACTGGGAACTATACGATAAAATGGAAAAAGCAGGTAACTTCTATCTTCTTACCGCTCGTCTTGAAGAACAGGATAACATGCTGGTGGGATATAGTGCATGGTTTGTGAAGCCACACATTCATTATAAAGAAACTATTGTTGCGGCCAACGATGTATTGTTCCTACACAAAGATTATCGTCAGGGAATGACAGGTATCAAACTGATTAAATATTCAGAGCAGGAAATGCGTAAGTATGCTCATAAGATTACATGGCACGTTAAAGGCGAGCCAGATTTTCGCCCTATCTTGCATAGGTTAGGATACGTTGATGAAGATGTTATCGTAGGAAAAATGTTTTAATATGACATTATTAAATAATTGCTATTATAGACTAACACTTGATGTTAGCAATGCAATTAGGAAAGACTATGTTTTTCCAACTCCTACCAGCGATTACGGAATTTGGAATCCGCCAGCTGAGTCTATCTTTAATAAAGAATGGCTGGATCATATGAAATCTATAGGAATTCCTTTGTATAATGCAATGCTATTTTACAGAGGAGCTGGTGCAAGTACTAAAGAAACTCACGTGGACATTAGTAAAACTAATCCACTACGTCTTACTAACTACGGTATCAATTGGTGCATTGGTGGCAAGGGCAGCGAAATGGCATGGTACCAATATCCTCAAGAATTAAAAGACGAAGATGTAATTTGGACCAAAGCTAAAACTCCTTATATTGCAATGAGATATGATCAGGTAACAGAAATCGAAAGATGCCATATAGGCAACGAAGTTACATTAGTTAAAACAGATTTGCCTCATGCAATTTTAATGAAGGACGATCCTCGTTGGTGCATTTCTGCAAGAACAACTTTTTTAGACAATCATCAGTGGGATGAAATTTTAACATTGTTGCGCTCTAAAAATTTATTGGTTGAACGAGAATGATAGAACCGTGTTGGTATAAACTTAAAATTGATTGCAGTAATGCACTAAGATCAGACTGGAAATTTCCTGATATAACAGGAAAAGAGTTTGGGGTGTGGAACGATACCGCTAAAAACATGTTCGATCCTGAATGGCTACAGAAAATGCACGACTCCGGAATCTACGTAGCTGATGCTTTAATATTTTATAGATCCCCTGGACACAATACAAATAATGCACACATCGATATACACAAAGAGCATCCTAAGAAAATTTCTACATTTGGGTTGAACATGGTATTCGACGGTAACGACAGTACAATGACTTGGTACAAGATGCCTGAAATTAAAGGACCTCCTTCTCGAGGTGCTGCTGGAACAGTTTATTACAATTGGCCAATCAGTCAGTTAGAAGAAATTGACAGACATACATTAGGCCCAGAACTAACATTAGTTCGTGTAGGAGTACCACATACTGTCATCATGGGTGATAAACCTAGATGGTGTATCAGTGCTAGAGCAGCACTAATAGAACAGATGTACTGGAAAGATGTGGTAAAGTATATGTATAATAAAGATTTACTGGTTGAAAGAAATGTTCAAAAAAATTAATTTTAAGTTAGACAACTTAGACTTTGAAAGATTAAAGGGGTCTGTGGTTACTTCTTATGGAAGGGCTCCTCGCCCTGTGTTAACCTATTACAGATTAAGAGATCCAGCATATCTAAAAAGTCTTATGCCTGCGGAAATGTTTGCTGGTATGCCTCCGTTACAGGTGCAACTTGCAGAGATTGTAGGTTCTGGACATTTACTACCACATATCGATCACAATATCAGTGCATGTGCAAACTACTATGTAGAGACTAACGGATCTACAACTTATTTTTATAACAAGAAAGAAGACGGACAAGGGTTTGTATACCCCGGTCGTGCCGCCGCAAATATATTTGCATTAGACCAAGTAGATTGTGTAGACCAATTTGTTGCAGAACAAAACGATATGTACTTATTAAACGTAAGTAAAATTCACTCTGTTGACAGTCCAAATCCCGGAATTCGTAAATTCATTAGTTGGCAATGGGTAGATGTTCCATTTGAGCGTATCCGTGATTCGTTGACAACGTAATATAAATATTATATAATGTAAGTTAAGACTGTATGAAGTAGACAGAAAAGGATTCAAGACGCGGGGGCAGTGCCCGCCAGGTCCACCATAAGGATTTATGATAGACAGTAAATCAAGAAGCATTGTTAAAACACTAAGTTGGAGAGTAACAGGATCAGGAGCAACATTCTTGATAGTTTGGTTATTCACTGGAAGTTTAGTTTTAGCAGGGCCGATTGCTATTACTCAATTAATATCAAATACTATCTTGTATTATATACATGAACGTGTTTGGAATAATATTAAATGGGGTCGTGATTCTTTATGATGGGCCTGACACAGGATCGATTGGGTCAAGAGTACAGAAATGGACAGTCCGGCAAGGTAGAAGCCGTTAGGGTTGGGGATTCCCGGCCGAAGACACAAAAAACGTAAATGCAAACGACGAACAGTTCGCTTTAGCCGCCTAAACTCGGCTTAGGGTAGGAAATACCTCGTAACAGAAACCACCAAAAGGCAACTTCGGTTGCCTTTTTTCTTGACCTCTGACAAACAGGTATATATACTAGTGTAATGACACGCAAATGTCATTCTTTTAAAGGAAATATAAATGAAGAAAATTTTTGCAATCTTGGCTTTGGCCATTTCTGGTACTGCTTTCGCAGCCGACTACGTATCTGTTGATGTTGACGCTGTTCGCGGTGTTAATGGCGCAAAAGATAGCACAGCACAGTATGTTCGTGCCGGCAAGCAATTAGGTGTTTACCAATTAGGTCTACAATCTCGTACTGCTACTGTTGGCGGTGGTGGCATGTTGAACAGTCTAGAGGCTACAGTTGCTAACACCAAAGTTGGCTTTGCTGGAATCACACCATTTGTTGGTGTTGGTCGCGACAATGGCTTCAACGGTGCTAAAGGTGCCGCATACACATACGGTCTAGTTGGCGCAACTACCGGTATGAAGGTTGGTCCAGGCTTTGCATTAGCAGGTGTTAAGACTCGCGTTGGTAGTGACGAAGCCACTCTCACTAAGCAAACAGTTGCATTTGCGACATACAGCATTCCTCTTGCTAAGAGTGTTTCTGTTAACTTGAATGCAAGTAAGTCTTATCAAGACATCAAGGAAAATGCACTAGGTCTTGGCCTAGCATTTAATTTCTAATTTTATTAGATAGAACAAACCCGCTTCGGCGGGTTTTCTTTTGACCTAAGATTGTAACAAAACTGTAACAGATTGTACGATAAATAATGGTATGACTACCAAGACGTACCGTTCTATTTTTATTTCAGATGTACATTTAGGCACAAAGGATAGTCAAGCGGATCGTCTAAATAATTTTCTTAAGCACAATACTTGCGATACCCTATATCTAGTAGGTGATATCATTGATGCTTGGCGTATACAACAAAACAAGTGGCGTTGGAAGCAGAGTCATACCAACGTAGTCCGTCGTGTACTAGGGCATGCCAAACGCGGCACCAGGGTAGTATACGTTGCGGGCAACCATGATGAATTTTTAAGACCAATGATACCATATGGTTTTAGTTTTGGTCTAGTAGAGATACACAATCAAATAGAACACATAGGTGCTGATGGTAAGCACTATCTGGTCACACATGGTGACTTGTTTGATGGAATAACTCGTCTAGCACCGTGGATAGCATTCTTAGGAGATAAAGCATATGATTTCGTTCTTTCGCTTAATAGCAAATTTAATTGGATACGTCATCGTTTTGGTTTTGGGTACTTTAGTCTTAGTCAATATCTCAAACACCGAGTAAAAAAAGCTGTAGACTTTATGTTCAAGTTTGAACAGAACCTAGCAGGCTACTGTAAGAAGCGCGGCTTTGATGGCGTTATTTGCGGACATATACATCACGCCGAAATCAAAGAAATAGATGGTGTTGTCTATATGAATGACGGTGATTGGGTCGAATCCTGTACTGCCTTGGTAGAGCATTGGGACGGCCGTTGGGAAATTGTAACATGGACTAAGGAGAAGGACGATGTGGCTAATGATATTGATAGCAGTTCACCTAACGGATCCTCAGGATCAACCAGGAAGAGTAGAACTACAGTTCGCGGATCAAAAAACTTGCGAGCAAGTCCTAAGCACAATGAAGTGGAACCTAAAGTTTAAGAGTTTTAAGGTAGTAGGCGAATGCAGAAAACAATCTTAATTATAACCGATAACTTACCGGAGCAAATCAATGGCGTTGTCACAACATACAAAAATATCGAAGCGTGTGCGGTTCTGGACAACTATCGCGTTGTTTACATTACTCCCGGGGACTTCCGCTACTTTGATTGCCCTCGCTACAACGAAGTCAAGATTGCCTATCCAAGGGAGATGGGCGAGAAGATTAAGGAGATCAGTCCTGATTATATCCATATCGCCACAGAGGGTCCTCTTGGTCTGTGGGCTAGAAAATATCTTTCAAAACATAATATTAGGCACAATACTGCTTACCATACTAAATTTCCTGAAGGGCTAAAAAAACTATTTGGAATACCAGAGAAGTTTACCTGGGCGTTTGTAAGATGGTTTCACAAACACAGTGGAAAAGTGCTAACAACCACAGACAGCATGGTTGCTGAATTAAAAGCGCATGGATTTGGCGGAGAAGTTATTCCATGGACACGTGGCGTTGATCGAGATATATTTCACCCTGCACACAGAGGCGAAACAGTAGCGGGTAGACCTATACTGTTGTGTGTTAGTCGTGTCAGTAAAGAAAAGAACTTAGAAGATTTCTTTGAGCTAGACTACCCAGGTGCTACAAAGATTATGGTAGGCGATGGTCCTATGTTGGAAACATATAAAAAGAAATATCCAGATATTATCTTTACAGGTTTTAAAACAGGCGAAAGTCTAGCTCACTACTATGCCAATGCCGATGTATTTGTATTTCCTTCAAGATGGGAAACATTTGGTATTGTAATGATTGAAGCGATGGCCTGCGGAACTCCTGTAGCAGCTTATCCTTGTCAGGGCCCCGAAGATGTCATTGACGAAGGTGTCACTGGTTGTTTAAATGACGATCTAAAACAAGCTGTTAAAGATGCACTAATGTTAAATAGACAGCATGTGTGGCAAAGCAGTCGACGGTGGTCATGGGAAAGAGCCTGGCAAATTTTTAGAGACAATTTAGTAGAAAAATATTAATCGCCTGCTGACGGCGTACAATGTGATAAGTAGTCAGCAGTAAACCCACTACGGTGGGTTTTCTTTTGATTAAATACAGCATGAAAAAATATAGTAGATTAATTGATCTTACCTGTTGGCAAACATTAATCGATAGGTATTTGCATTTACAAGTTAATATAGGAAATAAGAGATCTGAACATTTAGATGAAGCAGAAATGAAATACGTTGAATCTATCGTTGCAAATGATTTAACTAGATTTTCCGGAAAAACCCATTCTTTAAAAAGTGCAATGATATTTTACTCCACTGCCAACAGTGAAAGAGGATTACATGTGGATTATTTTAAAGTTTGGAATAACTATCCAACTTGGGCATTGAACATACCTATATTAAATGGTAATAATTGCGAAATGCAGTGGTACGGTGGAGATTTTGACAAGGAACTAAAAACTACAGCAAACGGTAGCGAGTCCTGGCATCTCACATGGAAATCTACGCCAGTGTTGTTAGAGTCAGAGTTGATCAATCAACCAACTGTGGTTTATGTGGATATTCCCCATAATGTGATCAATCATGACAATCTTCCAAGAATGCTACTTACCCTTAGATTCAATCCAACCTTGTTGCCTATAACTACTACTAACGAGTAATACCTATTGTTGACATTAATAAAATCAATTGAAAATCGTTGATTTGCAGATTAAATAAATGTACAATAAACATATACAGAATATTTCTGTAACATTTCATTTTAACACACAGGAGAAAAATATGAAAACAGTTGGCGATAAATTATCCCCATTCGCAATTACAGGCGTTAAGCCAGGACAACCAAACGATGCTTTTTTTGAAATTACAGACAAGAGCTTCGAAGGCAAGTGGAAAGTAATTGTTTACTATCCAAAAGACTTTACATTCGTATGTCCAACTGAGATTGTAGCATACGACAAGTTGGCATCAGACTTTGCCGACCGTGATGCCATCCTATTGACAGGTAGCACAGACAATGAGTTCTGCAAAGTTAGCTGGCAAAATGCTCACGCTGATTTGAAGAAAATCACTCACACACAATTTGCTGATACAC